CGAGGAATAAATCTTCCGCAGTATCGTGCGGCAGTTCGGGGCCGCAAGACGCTTCGTTATAGTCAGCGGGGTCAGCGTGTTTTGAATCGTGGGTTATCACGACTCCGGGCGGCACGTAGGCTCATGGGTGCGGAGATTACCACAAGTCAAGAATCCGTCAAATGGCCCCCTTGCGCTGCAACGCCTTGAGGCGGCGAACCTCCCCGGACTTCTTCCCCGCCTCGGAGTAATGCGCCTTGCTGCGGGCCTTGGCCTTGCCCGTGCCTGCCGCCCCGCCTTTGCGCCCAAGGGCGGCGGCGGCTTTGCTGATGTCGGTTTGTTTGCTCATACGGCGTAAGGGCTGGCGGTCACGATATACTCGTCCGGGTCGAACTCGGCAAACACAAGGTTCGTCGGTTCCATGCGGTCAGCAAGGGCAACGGCCTCGGCTTCCGCCTTGGTCGCCTTGACTGTGCGAGTCGGGAAGATGCCGCGCATCCGCTCGACCTTGCGAGTGCCGCGCTCGCGCTCAAGCTCGGCTTGCCATAGCTCCCACGCATCCTCCAGCTTGCCGCGAATGATGCGCTGAAACGCCTCGTCGCCCTGCATCGTGTCGCGGCAAACTTGCTGCCACTCCTTATCGGAGCAGGCGAAGGGCGCTTCGTAGTCGCAGCGGGGCGACCATGTGATAGCAACCCCGGTTCGGTCTTCAAAATACCGGACGAAATCCTCGTCCTGCAAATCGAAGGTGAACTCGCGCACGGCGAGCAGGGCTTCGTGATCTTGGCAAATGGCATTCGGGCCGCTGCGGCGAAAGCCTGTTTGTTGCGTGAAGGTCATAACGTTAGAAGCTGGAGACGATGATGCCCCCGTCGAACTCAATGAGTTGGCCGCGATCCGTGATGTAGCCGCGAATCTCGCGGTCAATTTCTTCCTCGTCAGCGTCCTCGCTAATGTCGAGGTGATAGCGCCAGCCGTGGCCTTCCCGGTCTGTGCCAAAGTATTCCTTGGCCCATTCCTGCAAGGATTCGTATTCGGAGAAGTCGCAGCGGATTGCTACGGCGTCGAACTCCATTTCCTCGCCGCTGCCTTCCTCGTATTCGACAAGGGATTCGGCCAAGGCCAAGGCTCCTGCGAATGTCCAGTTGGCGTTTTCGTCGCGGAACAAACGCTCTGCGACTTCGTGTGGTGTAAGTGTCTCTTTCATTTTGTTCTGTGTTCTTTCTTTTTATTTCAGCGGTTGCCGCCGCTGATCGTGGTTCGCCGTCTGGCGTCCCATGCCGCCCCCGCCTTGCGGGGGCGGGAGGGAGGTCAGGGAAGCGTTACTGCGGACGCAACGCCAAGCTTTGTGAAGTGCTCGACCGCGCGGGCCTTGGCTTCGGCGTATGTGCCGGAGACAAAAAACGAATGGTCGATGTAGTCCGCATCGCGGTGCTGGCTCGTCGGGCAGAAAGCCCAGTAGCCGCGACCGCGCGGTTGTTTAGCGTGACTGTTGATGTAGGGGCCGATGTTGATCTGCGTTTTCATTACCCCGATAAGATAAAGCCAAACGCTTGTCTTTGAAAAGAAAAAAACAAGCCTCCACCAAAGATTTTTTTCCTGCCCTTAACCCCTTGATTTTAGGGGGTTTGCGCGGGCGGCTTCTCTGTTCGCGGGGTCAGAACCTTCGCCAACAGCGCAGCGACTACCTGCATTTTCTCGCAGTCGCGCAAGTGGTTTGGCTTCCCCTTCACGACGATCCATTTCGTCGTGACCTTCCCCGTCACGGCGTTGCGGAGTTTCTTCCGCACGGTGCTGGCAAGGTGTTCGTGCCAGTCGAGCGGGAAGTCTTTTGGAAATTCCCAACGCACCGGATCGGTGCGGCGTAGTGCATCGAGGATGTCTTCGCACGTTGGCGCGGAAAATTTAATGAGCGGACACGTTCGCCGCGCGAGCGTCCCGGCGTCCCATCTTCCGCCGCCCGCAGGATCGCCGCGCTCCGGGCGAGCGTAAGCGCGTTGCACTTTGCGTCCGTTGTCGTTCCACGTGAAACTCTCGTTGTCGCTACCGCGCAGGGCAACGTAGCCAAAGCGGCAGCAAGCAAAATAAACTTCGCGCGAGGCGAAGGCGGAATCGACGAAGACGCACGGCGGGCGGATCTCATGTTCCTCGCGCAGCTTTTCCAAGTCATCCCACGTTTCGATCCGACCCGCGAATCTTCCGCGCGAGCGTCCGTCCTTTGACCAATCGCGGATAACGCACCAGAAATGTCGCCCGCCTTGGTCTTGAACGTCCACGGTCATCGCGGAGAACTCGGCCTCGTCCCAACGATCCCCGGAAAGGTAATCGCTGGCGGCGGTCTTGACCTCTTGCTCCTTGTCGGCGTCCTCAACCCACGGCTCGGCCAGCGCGCCGTTGACGAAATCTTGCAGGCCAAGGAGCGAAGCTTTTTGCCGCAGGAAGATGACGGCAAGCTCGCCAAAGCCGCACGACCGCCACGGGGCGTAAAGCGAATTGAGATGATAGCTGCGCCTCCCGGCAGCGGCGTTAGGGTTTGTCGCGCGCCACTCCCCGGCGCGGAGCATCCGGGTCTTGTGTCCGTCCGTGATCTTGCCCTTGCACGACTCGCACTCGTAGAAGGCCGTGGCCCGCACGGCGTCCTCGTTCCACGCGCCGTCTTCCCCGCGCGCGGCGGTGTCCCACTTTACTTGCCCCCAGAGCAGACGTTGCATGGCGTTGCAATGCGGACACGGGACAAAAAAGAAACGCTGGTCGCCTTGCTGGAAGGCTTGCCAGATTTCCCCCTCCGGGGTGGTCGGCGTCGAAGACTTTACGCGCAGCGCATTGGTGTAGCTCTTGGTGCGGTTCTCGGCCAAGGCTACGGCCCCGGCTTCGCGCTCGCTCGGCATGGCAAACTTATCCGTTTCATCCATGACCAAAAGTCCCGCAGGGCGCGAGGCAAGGTTTGCGGGGCTGTTCGATCCGATGAAGGTTAGCGTGCAGTCGCGGAATTGTTGCTCAAGCGTCTTGAAGCGATGCACGTTGCTTGGCTTGAGGGCGCGCAGCTTGTCGCAGTCATCCACCATTGGTTGCCAGCGATTCTCGGAGAAGGAGCGGGCCAAGTGTTCCGAAGGCATAACCCAGATTGTCGGCACAGGGTTATTCACCATACGCCATGCTGTGCCGATCATCATTGCGGTGGTCTTGCTTGTCTGTGATCCGAAGCACAGGCAGAGGTCGGTCACGGCAGGATCGGCAAACGCATTAAGCGGCTCGCGGACGTAAGGCGTGAGTAGGGTAGAATACGGCCCCGGCGTTTCCGTCTGGCGGCGGGTTAGGACAATCTCATCCTCGGCCCACTCCCACACTTCGCGGTTGTCGATAGGGGCGAAGACATCGCGAAGGCTGCGGTCAAGCTGTGTAGTGAGCGTCATTTTTCTATGACCCATCCCGCGAAGTCGCCAAAGCGGAATATCTCGGTTGCCGGGTCAAGCTCTCGCGGAGAGATCGGACGCTGCACACCACCGAGGGAAAGCTCCTTGGCAAGTATCTCCTTGGCCTCGACTCCCGCTGCCGCCTTCCCGGCTAACGCCAGACGCCAGAGAACCGTGGCAACATAGCCGCTTGCGGGTTCGCACTTGTCGAAGACGATGATCGCCCCGCCCGGACGTAGCCGCGCACGGAGGCGTGCAATATAGTCAGCACGCTTCGCGGGCGGCATAAACATGAGGCAAAGGAAAAGAACGGCGAGGTCAAAAGGCTGATAGTCAAAGTCGGCGGCATCTGCGACTACAAGCTCGCCGGGGCCGCAATAGATGTCGGCCATGGCCGCAGAGTTATCTATCGGAATAAACTCAGCCTGTCGCGCGGCGAGCGTATCGGCAAGGGCCACGCCGATGTTCCCTGTGCTTGCGCCTATATCATAGACACGCCCGCCTTCCGGGATGTAGTGACGAGCCACGTGGGCGACAACGCCTGTCGTTAGGTCATACCAAGGAAGCTGTTCGCGCACGTGGCGGTCAAAAGCCCCGGCAACATCCGATGTCTTAAATGTCCAATCGCGCGGGATAATCATAGTTAGTCTTTTGGCAAGTAGCCGTATTGTTTTTTGAGTTCTGTGTTGTAAAACTTGATTGGGTTAGCAATTTGCCGGGAAACGGCCTCGCTTATTCCGCTGCCGCCTTGGAATGTGTCTTTATTTCGTTTCACAATCCACCGTGGTAGCACTCCTTCTGCTGCCTGCTTTAGCAAGACCTTGCCGGGGGGCGACTGTTGCTTGCCAAGCTGAATAACCGATTCAACCAATTCTTGCTCCATAAAAGGCAGACGACACTCGACGCCCGCCGCCATAAAAGCCTTGTTGCATCGCACAAAATTGCCGCGAGACATTTTTGCAAGACTATCAAGCCGCAGTTGTTTGATTTGTGCTTCTGTTGCAGACGCTGCCTTAATGCAAAAATTCCCATAGCCGCCGAAAAGTTCGTCTGCCGCCTCGCCCGATAGACATGCTTTGAATCCGCGCTCTGCGATTGCTGCGGCCAGCGGAAGGCATAGGACAGCAATTTCAATTTGCGCTTTTGATGCGATCTCAATGCTGCAAATAGCTTTAGCGATAGATTCCGAGGAGCAGACAACAGGAACCTCCACAAGCGGCACTTGTAAATCAGAACACAACCGCCGCGCGCTTTGTGCGTCCTCTGAGTCTTTTTGGAATACAGCAGTAAATGCGGTCACGGATGGCGCAACTTCTTTGGCCAGCGCAAGAATCAAACTACTATCAAGCCCTCCTGATATGAGGCAACACACCGGGGCATCTGCTGTAAGTCGTTTTTTGATTCCAGCCCGTAGCTGCTGCAAGACTTGTAGCGGCGTGGTTTCAGTTGCAGGAGGTAGCGAATACCATTTCAGCCATTGGCCGCTGTTCAAACAAAACGCATAACCGGGCGGGACAGCAATAGGTTGTAAGCCTTTAGGAAAAGCCTTTCGCTCGCTTGCCCAGTAATAAGATGCCCCGCGCTTTGCGAGATATAGGGGAATTTTGCCAAATGCATCACGAACTAACCAACTCCTGTTGTCTGCATCAGTCCACGCGAAGGCGAACATTCCATCTAAAGCCTGCGCTCCTTTTACAAGGCCAAGAGTTTGCAGGGTTGCCGCCAACACTTCTGTGTCGCCCGACGTGCGAAACACTTGGTCTTGTGCTTCCAGTTGTTTGCGTAGCTCTTGGAAATTCCATATTTCCCCATTAAAGGAAAGGCACGTTGCGCCTCGCAAAAACGGCTGCGATGATGCTTCTGTAAGATCAAGAAGAGCCAGCCGAACATGTCCGTGAATAGTATTGCCTGCCGCATAGACGCCAGAGCCGTCTGGCCCCCGGTGCGCTATACGGCGCATCATCGCCTCTACTTCCGCCTGCGATCCGCCAAAGGTTCCAGCTATTCCGCACATATTTTTTTGAGGATAGAATCCCGCACAGCCGCAGCGATATGCGACATCATGACAGGTGGGACAGAGCGACCGCATCGCTCCCATTGTTGTGCGTAGGTTCCGACAAGCTTGAAGTCATCAGGAAAACCGCAGATGCGCTTTAGCTCTGCGATCGAAAATTTCCTGCGCTCAGTCGGGTGAGTTACTGAGGCAATGCCAGGACTTCCGTGCGAAGCGCAAATTGTTGGCGAAGGCTTGTCCCGGTCTGCTCGGACTAAGTTGAAGTATTTGTCTGACTGCTCTCCTTCTTTAAGCGTTCCCCATTCTTTTCCGGTGCAATATTTGCTGATGTCGGATTCTGCTTCGACATACAGATGGCCAACTCCACCAGCGCGGATCGTTGGGCTTGGTCGATGTGTCACGTCTCCCGCGCCCCACGCGCCCCCCGTGTCTTCCTCTGCACTAACTATCCACGGAAGCGCATCCTTAATTGTGTATCTGTAAGGAAGTGGAGCGGGATGTGATGGCTCTGCAGATAAATCATTCCGCACGCCGACAAAGATTGTGCGTTGTCTCGCCTGCGGAACGCCAAGCCATTGCGCGTCAAGAACCTTGCAACCGACTTTGTAGCCGCAGGACTTTAGCTCGCGTAGGATTTCGAGGAAGTAGCCCTTGGCCGTTCCTTTGACGAGGCCGCTGACGTTTTCCGCGACAAAGGTTTTCGGCTGCAAGCCGCGCAAGAGGCGGGCGAACTCAAAGAAAAGATCGTCTGTCCGCTGCTCGCTGTCGCTGTATTTCTTAACCTTACCCCACCCAGCCTCGCGCTTGCCCGCCGTAGAGAAAGACGCGCAGGGCGGCGAGCCGTCGAATAAATCAAGCTCGCCGGGAGCGAGGCCGATTTTTTCAAGAATGTCGTGCGGCTGCACCGTGCGGATGTCGCGCGTATCGAGGAAGGTGTAGTCGGCAGCGTTGGCGCGGTAGCTGTCTTGCGCTGCCGGGATAAACTCGTTCGCATAGAGGATGCGGAAGCCCGCCATTCGGTAACCCAGAGAAGACCCGCCGCACCCGCTAAAGGTCGATGCTGCCGTAAATCCGTTCCACGGGATTGCGGCAATTTCCATCATCGACGGGACGCGATAGGGAGGTTTTGATTGCGAGTCGTTCATTGTAGTTTTTTCAATAGTGTATTGGCTTGTGTTTACTGATCCGACCCCGCCTGCCATAATTGTTGGGCAGGGCAAGTTGTCTGGAATGTGCAACCTCCTTGCCCCCCCCCCTGTCGCGTCTTTTAGTCATCGCGGTTGTCCGCTCCATTCGTAGGCGCAGCGCGGACACTTAAACTCTGTGCTGATTCCTTCCCCGACTTCGGGGAAGTCTTCTGGGGCGTCCGGTTCTTTCGTCTCGGCAAGAAGGCTGGCAAGGTCGGCTTCTCCAAAGCCGCTATCTTCAAGCGACACGCCAAGCTCGGCTAAGCCTTGCAGTTCAGTAGCGAGCAAGGGTTTGTCCCACTCGGCCAGTTCCGCCATGCGGTTAATGCTGATCCGCAGAGCCTTGATGTCGGCCTCGCTCAAGTCATCACACAGAACAACAGGGACTTCCTCCATGCCGAGATGCTTTGCGGCTTTTACGCGCAGATGCCCGTCGATCAGCGAGCCGTCAGACTTTGCTAAGACCGGGACGCGAAAGCCGAAGCGTTTGATGGCAGAGGCTACGGCCTCGACGGCATGGTCGTTCTTTCGTGGGTTGCCTGCGTAGGCTATGAGTTTATCAAGTGGCAGTGTTACGGTTTTCATAAATGGCTTTGAACAGGGTCTTATCGCGCCACTCCTCCAAGAGCTTCTGCGCGAGGACGGGATCTTGCGGGTTGACCTTGGCCGAGAGGGCGGCGGGCATAGAGGCGGCAAGGGTGCGAACGTCTTGCAGGACGGCGCGGAAGGTGCGGTCGGCGTCTTCGATCTGAATAGTGCGGCGATCGCGCTCAAGGAGGTCACGCCATTGCCGTTCGTAGGTAAGTTGCTTGGCCGAGTATTGCTGATGCGTCTGCGACCAGCGGCGGGAGGCTTCGATGTCCCCGGAGTGGTGAAGGCGGGCGACTTGCGCGGCAGCGTGCTTGCGTAGCTGCCGCTGCTCGTTAAGCGCCTCGCGGCAACTGTCGGTATCGGTGAAGGTCTTGACGGGTTCTTCGATGGCTTCCTCCGCGCGGCGATTCATCGCGTCGATGACTTCGGGCGGCTGTGCCGGGGCGGTGATGGCTCCGACGATTGCGGTTGCGGCAATGGCTTTTGCGGGGCTGGTTAGCTTGCTCCTTCCGTTGCGCCTGCGCCACGACTCGGCGGCTTCGACGGAATCCGTAGGCATCCCGCGCTGAATACATTTGTGCGTCCCGTTCGGGGACATTCCCAAGGCTGCGGCGAGGGCGCGGACGGTCATCTTGTCCCCTCCGGTTGTCAACCTGTCCCCCTTTGCGTCGATTAGGGGACACTTAAGAAAATGACGAGAGTCGCGCGCAACCCTACGCTTGGAAAGGGGAAAGGTTTCCTACTTGTTCGCGCTCAACGACTTGCGCCCGCCTGCGCCTTGCATCCTCCCGCATCACCGCGTCGATCAGATCATAGCTCGCAATCCCCCGCAGCGCCTTCATGACCTTACTCC